CCGGCGCGCGGTCGATCCACTCCCACTCGCGCTCGGCCGCACGCAGCACGGCGCGGATGAAGGCGCGGTAGCGGTTGCGGGTGGCCGGCTTGACGTCCTGCGGCAGCGAGTCCTCGATGTCGTCGCGCGTGACGCTGGAGAGCTGGCGATCGCCCAGCTTTGGCAGGAAGAAGTTGATCTTGTCCTTGTCCTCTTGGATCGACTTCTTGTGCGCGCGCTCGACCAGCCAGCGGGCGCAGGCCTCACGAAAGGTTTTCTTGGGCTTGGCCTTGAGCATGCGGCCCTGCCAGAGCTCGGCGCGCCGGATGTCATAGAGGGCCTGGGCCTGCTTCTTGTCGGTCGTCTTGAGCGACTCGCGGATGCGCTGGCCGTTGATCTGGACGTCGATCCAGTAGGTGTCGTTGCGGAGTTTGAGGGTCATGTCGCGGGTCCTTGCTGTGTTGTTGTGGTGAGATTGTCTCAACAGCATAGGGGTCTGTCAACAGTATTTCGCGGCACAAGCCGGCTAGGAAGTTGACCTCCCCCAATGGGCAATCAGCGCCGCCTCAGCCCGGCCGTCGTCCTTGGCCCGCTTGAACAGGTCGGCCTTGTCTGGCCAGAGGTTGGCGGCCATAGCCCTGGCGCCGTCCTTGCCCGGGTTCAGCTTTAGGTCGCGCTTCCACTTGGCCGGCGTCACCAGGTCGACCGGCACCTTCATGCCGGCCAGCACGCCGCGGACGATGCCCAGGGCCTCGCCAAACGCGAACATGGAGGTGACGCCCTGGCCAGGCATCGCGTTCACCAGCTCGACCACCGCGCGGGCGTCGTCGGCGTAGAACGCGAGCTCGGACTGCAGGAACACGGGCGACACCCGCCGTTTGGTCTTGCCGCCGACCTCGAGCTCAGTGACCGGCATGTCGATGACGTCGATCAGCTTGCCGGTGTCGGCCTGGATGATGGCGATCGCGCCGCTGGCGCCGGGGTCGATGCCGAATATGTACTGGCTCATGTTGCTGGGTCCTTCTGACGCGGCGGCGGGCCGCGCTTGATTTCTTCAACGCGCTCGACGGTGGTGAACTTGTGCAAGTTCGCGCACTCGTAGCGCCTGCGCTTGGTGCCGTCGGCGCGCTTTCGTGTCTCGCGCACCTCGGTCCAGGCATCGCACTGCGGGCACTTCATATCGCCATGAACGTGAACGGGTTGGAATAGTCGCGCCACATCTCGCCGCGCTTGATGCGGCTGACGGTCGTCTGCGTGATGCCGTAGTCGCTGGCGATCTTTCGCTGCACTCGAGGGTCGTCGCGGATCTTCTGCACCACCTCGGGCGACAGCTTGGCGGTGGCCCGCCTGGCCGCGGCCACGCGCTGGCGCCTGGTCGGGTGCATGTACTGCACGTTGACCTTGTTGGTCCGCTTCTGCAGCGTCGTCTTGGTCATCACGACGATGTGGTCGGGGTTAACGCAGAGGTTGTTGCCGCACTTGTAGGTGGCGACCTTGCCCTCGATGTTGTGGCCCAGGGCAAGCGCCACGACGCGGCGCACGCACATGTGCTTGCCCTGGTAGCGCATCACCGGCGATCGGCTGCGCAGCTGCAGTGCCAGCTGCCACTCCCAGCAGTCGCCGATCTCCTCGCACCGCGATCTGATCGACTCAATGGCTTGTGAATAACTCATCACTCAAAACAGCAGAATTCCAAAGAATGCGCCTGTGGCCACGCCCATCAGGTAGATCATGAGCATGCCCAGCAGCTCCATGCTTCCGTCGTAGGTCGGGTTCCCGCAGGCCTCGGGGCAGGGGCACGGCTTGCGCCCCTGGTTGCATGGTCCTGTGCAGCTCATACCTTGCCCTCCATGATTGCTTTGGCCGTGCGCGTGCGCTTGGCAGCGGCCTCCTTTTGCGCCTTGGTCGTCGGCTTGACGGGAATAGCGTCCAGGTCGTCAGACTCCATGTCCATGATCGAGCCCACGGTCTTTGGCGCGAACACCTGGCCGCTGGTGACCTTCGCGCCAGGGAACTGGTCCTTGAACTCCGACATCTCACCGATCAGCGAGCCAGGGCAGCGGTGCAGTTCCTTGCTCGAGAACACCGGGCCCTGGTCCGCGCAGCCGTCAGGCCCATTGACGAACAGCTTGCCCGTCTCCGTGTGCCGGTACACGACGAAGTTCTCGCCACCGTCCACCGGTTCCGCGTAGGGCAGCAGGCCCGGGATCATCAGGTGCACGTTGCAGCCAGCGCGCTGCTCCGCGTCGGGGATCAGCTCGCCCTTCATCGCGCAGCGCCACTGCGCGTCGTGGATCGGCGTCGAGTGGCAGCAGGTGCGGCAGTTGGGCTCGCCGGCCTGGCCACCGTGGCAGACCTTCCACATCGAGCAGTATTTGCACTCGAAGTGCTCGGGGTCGGTGCTGATGCGGTAGGGCGGCGTCGGTGAGTCGATCAGCCGCTGGGCGCGCTCGATCAGCTGGTCGAAGCGCTCGCGGTTGAAGTGGACCCACTCGGTATACAGGTCGTCGGTGTCCTTGTTGACAGCGAAGTACAGGGCACGCTCCAGATCCATCAGCCCCATGTAGACCGTCATCTGGTCGTAGTGCTGAGGCTTGCTGGCCTGCACGCCCTTCTTCACGACGTCGTTGAAGGACTTGTTGCTGTGGGTCTTGAACTCCAGCACCGCCGGTGTCTTGGGCCCCTCGGGCACACCCTTGACGACACCGTCCAGCGAGCCGCCAAAATGACCCTGGCATGCGCTCACTCGCCACTGGGCGCCGGTGGCCGGGTCGGTGTCCCAGACCTCGGCGCCGATGCCACGCAACTCCTCAATGCCGCGCGGCTCCTCGCGCTGGCCGCTGCTGAACAGTCGAAGGATGCGGCCCCTGAACTCAGGCGTCATAACCCAGCGCCAGATTAACCAGATGTAGCGTTCGCAGATGTGGCCGATCAGGCTGGCCCCCATGTGGGGGCGGTGCTCCTGCGGCTTGCTCTCGTACCACCGCACGATGGCGGCGCTGGTGGTGTGAGGATCTTCAGGCAGCGCCGCCATGTTCAACCCCAGGGACGTGCTGACTTTGCGGGGGCTGCAGCTGGTGCCGGCTTGGCCGGTGCTGCAGGCTTGGCCGCGGGGGCGTCCACGGCCGCGCGGTAGTTCCAGATCACGTTGCGCGTCGGGTCCTTCTTGTCGATGCCGACCTCGGCCACGAACGGCGTGTCGTGCAGCTCCTCGCTGTCGCTGACGTCGTCCAGGTGCAGGGCCATGCACAGACGCGCGAGCTGCTCCTGCGCGATCTTCACCGTCTGCTGCGACGGGTTGTCGAGGTTCAAGCGCTCCCAGTGCCGGCGGCCGGAGTGCGACCCGCCGAGCACCTGCATTTCGAGCTCGAGGTACGAGCCGTTGCCGCTCTTGGTCGGCTTGGTGGCCGACTTGGTGATCATCATCTCGTAGTCGCCCGCGGGTAGCGGGTCAAACGAGCTGCTGGTGCGTTCCTCAAATTGGATCGCGGATGCTTTGAAGTTCAGGGATGCCATGGTTCTAGTTCCTTATGGTTCAGGCGTTTTGAGATGCGGACAGTGCCGCGGCGAATGCCTCCCAGTCGAGGGGCATGTTCTTCAGGCCGAATCGGTTGCCACCCATGTGGGCGGGGTGCGGCTCGACGTGAAGGATTCGTTTGCCCGTCGTGCGGGCCTTGACTTCCTTGTTCCCGTAGCCGGCGTCCGACTCGGTGGTGACGATCTGGTAGTTGGCCCAGCCGATGACGTCGGCCCACTCCTGCACCAAGGCACCGGCGCGGTCGTGCAGCTTCAGGACGTACTGGTCGTACCCGTCGTGCAGCGGTGACTCAAAGCGCTTGATCTTGTCGTGCGCGATCAGGATCACGGCCATGTTTCGCTGAGCGCGCAGCTCCTCGAAACCCTGCAGCAGCGTGCGCCACTCCTCGGCCGCGGCGATGTAGCCCTTGCCGTAGCCGGCGGCCTCGATGCTGGCCCACTTGTTGGCCGCGCAGACATGCGCGTGCACTAACGGCTCGAGCCAGTCGAGCGAGTCGAGGAACACCGTCTGGTAGTCGTGCTCCTCGTTCAGCAGCGTGCTGATGGCCTGGTACACGTCGGCCAGGCTTGTGGCCAGCGGGAACGCCGCCGCGTCAACTGCGTCGGCGCCGTCCTCGGTCAGGATGCCGATCGCGCTGGGTGCGCTGGCGGCGAATGTCGTCTTGCCAATCTTGCCGGGGCCGGCGATGACGATCTTGGGCGCGCGCAGCCTCTTGGTGCGGCGAATGGATGAAAGGTCGAATGCCATGTCGTGGGTTCCTTTAGTCGTTGATTTCGTTGTTGGCCCGCAGCACGCGAGCCCGGTACTGCGCTTCTCGCTTTTCTTGTTCAGCCTGACGCCGGGCCTGCTCCTCGTCCCAGACCTGGCGGTGGTCGTCGCTGATCTTTGCCTGGTCCCAGAGCCGGTCGTACTCGCGCTTGGACTTGGCCCAGAAGGCGTGGTCGTCGCTGTAGTCGTAGAGCCAGTCAAAGCTCTGCAGGGCTTTGCGGTACTCCTCAAGGGGTTGGAAGGTGATGGTCATGTTGTGTTCCTGTTGATGAGTTGCCAGAATCGCATCACAGTGGCTCAAAGACTGAGCCAGTAAAACAGCAAAGAAGCTCCTGCGATGCCAAGCGCGGTGGCGAAGGCGATGTCCGCGGCCTTGGCCATGCGGCGCTCGCCAGGCGTGCGGTAGATGTAGCTGCAGTCTGTGAAGCAGGCCTCGTGGATGGTGCGGGGCGTGCGGAAGTGAGAGGGTCGAAGCATGGTGTGGGTCCTGTCGTGGGTCAGAAGGGTGCCGGCGGGTATTTCTTAAAGGGGTCTTGCTTTTGCCGGCGGGGCGGTTTGTAGGGCTGGCCCTTGTAGGTGGGGAAGGGCCAGACCGGGGGAGGGGTGTCAGGCTGCAAGGGCGGCCGTCAGTTGGTCGACGCTGCCCTCGGTGTAGGTGCCGCTGATGAATGCGTAGTACCTGACACCATTGGCCGACATCAGCGCTCCGATTGCCGGGTGCAGGTTCTGAGCAATCTGGAACTTCGCGGCCTTCGCGTCTTGCTTGGCCCAGCGAGCAGCTTCTCGGTCAGCTTCGGCGCGGCGGGCTGCAAGAACGTCGGAAAGGTACAAGTGAGTGTTCATGTTCAGTCTCCGGTTCGTGTTGCGATGGAGTGAATGTATCTCCACGATGCGAATAGCGCAACACTTAGCCCGACTATTTAGTAGGGATAAACCCTACGTCCCAACAGGTCAATACAGGGGCTTGATCCAGAGGACCGTGGAGGTCCAGGTGATCGAGGCGTCCGCGATCATCTCGTTGGAGGGCCAGATGATCAGGTTGTGCGTGTCCCGGCGGTAGCCGCGGCGCACCACGGCCAGGATCTGCCGGCCGTCGCCCGTGGCCACCAGGCACAGCTGGTCGATGTTGTCCGCAGGCGCGAGCTGGGCCGGCGTCACGAACAGCAACCAGCCATCCTTGGTGCTGGAGTGCGAACGCACCTGGATTGCGAATGTCCCAAGGGGGCAGTCGGCCGGACCGATGACGTCGTCGTGAGTTCGCGGTGGCATTGTCGTAACCACACCGTTCTCATCCACGTGCGCGGCCACAGGGCAGCGCCTGACGTCCTCGGTCACCTCGATGCCGGCGTTGCGCATCACCTCGTTCAGCGGCACGCCGAGAATCGTGGAGATCTGGTGCGCCTCGTGAGGCGTGATACGGCGCATGCCTCTGAACATGAGGGATACCGCCGCCGGGTCAAGTTCCAACATCTTTGCCAACCTTCTTTGCGACAACTTCTTGTCGGCAAGCCGATCACGAAACCATTGTGTGTTCATAGCTACGCAAAGCGAAACAGCCGCTTCTTAATCAACAGGGTCTACATAGTGGCAGTCTCTCCATGTTGCGTCAACCTCATACAATGAGCTGCCTCAAGATTGCGGCAACAACATCACGGAGTGCAAATGCCAATACCCACCATCCACACCCTCTCCCCGGCCTATGAGGTCATCCAGCGCCTGGGCGGCAAAACCGAGGTCGCCGAGCGCTTGAACCTGGACAAGAGCACCCTCAGCCGCTGGTGCCAGCCGCGGCCCGAGGGCACTGGGGGCCAGATCCCGCAGCGGCACTGGCCGGAGCTGATGAAGATTGCGCGCGACAAGAAAGTGCGCATCAAGATCGAGGAGCTGGTGGCCGTTGAGGTGTAGCCATGGTTGTCGGAGCACCAACCATGACCAACAGCGACTTCCTGGCCGAGATCTACGGCGAGCTCGTGGAGGGCACACACGGCTGGGTGTGCACGTTCAGAGCGGACCCAAGCAACGCACCGCCGGCCGTGTGGACCGGGCGCATTTACAAAGGCACGCCGCAACAGGCGGCGCTGATTGATCGCAGCCATCAAGACAACACCTATTACTGCACCGCCGTGCTCACCGCCAATGAGGAGGGTGACTGCGTGCGGCGCAAGGATGCGTTTGTCAGGCTTGCTGTGCTAGTGCTGGACGACGTTCAGCTGCAGGACCTTCAGGGGTACAGCTACGCGATCCAGACCAGCCCGGGCAAGTTCCAGGTTGGCATCCTGATTGACCTAGACGATCCTGATGCCCGAAATAGGCAGCTCGTAGACCTACTTATGCAGGCTTTGGCCACGCGGGGGTTCATCAAGGCCGACCGCAGCGGCAACAACGCCGTGCGCTATGTGCGCCTGCCAGTCGGGCAGAACACCAAGCCACGCGCGGCCGGTGAGTGGGCGGTGCAGCTGGACACTTGGCGCCCGAGCGTGCGCTGGTCCCTCGAGGATGCCTGCCACGCGATCGGGATTGACCTGGACAACCTGCGGGCCGCGTCGCAGGTGCAGACAACTAAATCTGCATCACCATCGGGGCAGGGCGTGCACGCCGGCGAGATGATCGCGGGCCTGACAGATCCCAATCCGGGACAGCGCGTGTACCACGAGTCGATCACGCGGCTGGCCGCCAGCCTGGTGTCCAACGGCATGTTCCCTGGGGCGGCCGTGGAGTTCCTGCGCGACCTGATGCTGCAGGTCAAGCCGGCCGGTCCTGAGGAGGAGATCCGGCGCTGGCAGTCGCGGTATGACGAGATCGAGCGGGCGGTGCGCAGTGCGGAGAAGTTCGCGCCTGACAACCGCAAGCCGCCCAGCATCACCGTCAACTTGGCTAAGGCGGCCGACGTCGACCCCGAGACGGGCGAGATCACCGCGCCTGCATCACCGGTGGCCGGTGACTTGGTGCCGATGGACTGGGGCGCGCTGGCCACGACCCAGCCCGAGCCCACGGCCTGGCGCCTGGATGGCTGGCTGCCCGAGGGCACGGTGACGCTGCTGGCCGCCAACGGGGGCGTGGGCAAGTCGAACCTGTCACTGCAGCTCGGTGTGTCGCTGGCCACCGGGCAGCAGTTCATGGGCATCGACACCAAACAAAGCCGGGTGCTAGTGCTGTCAGGCGAGGACGAGGCCCGCACGGTGCACTTCCGCGTGGCCAACATCTGCCAGGACCAGGGCGTGGCCATGCGTGACCTGGCCGGGCGCATGGCCGTGTACGACCTGACCCAGGCCGACTGCGTCCTGTGGCGCGATGGCCACCCGACCGAGCGCATGCAGTGGCTGGCCGATACCGCCGTGCGCACGCGCGCCGAGGTGATCGTGATCGACAACGCCTCCGACGTGTTCGCGGACAACGAGAACGACCGTACCGCAGTCAGGGGCTTCATGCGGGCGCTGAACCTGATCGCCCACGTCACCCGGGCCGCGGTGCTGCTGCTGGCCCACGTCGACAAGGCCAGCGTGCGCATGGGCGTCGGCCAGGACACCAACAGCACGTTCTCGGGCTCTACGGCCTGGAACAACTCAGCGCGCAGCCGCTGGGCCATGGTCCGCGATGGCCAGGTCGTCACCGTGCGCCACGAGAAGTGCAACCTGGGACCGCTGCAGGATGAGCTGCGCGTGGAGTTCGATCAGGGCAGCAAGACGTTCAAGCGCTTTGGCTCGATCCCAGGCCATGCTGCCGCGGCTGCACTGATGCGCAACACGCAACGCGCTGCGATTCTCCGACTGCTGGCTGACGCCGAGAAGGCCGGGCAGCGGCTGAGCATGAGCGCCCAGGCCAACAACAACGCCTGGCTGGCGCTGCGGGGCGCCGAGCAGTTCCCGCGGATCGAGCGGCGGGACTTCTTCTCGATGCTGTTTGAGCTGCAGCGCGATGGCCTGATCGAGGAGATTGAGTACGTCCGCGAGAACCGGACCAAGGCCAAGCGCGTGGTGCTGACCGAGCCGGGAAGGTTGCGGGCGGCTCAGGGTTCTGGAGCCCCAGCAATGTGGCACGGGGTCCGAGAATGAGCTGCACGCGCTATGCACGCGCAGTGCACGTGCAGTGCATGTGCATGGTCGTGCAGGTGGGTGCAAAAGCCCCTCAAAAAGGGGGCTTTGCACCTGCACGCGCACTCGCTCTGTAAGGGGTGTGGGGAGCGCGTGCACGTGCAGCGGGTGCACAGGCAACTGAAAGGGGATTGAGCATGTATTTCGATTGGCAGACGTCGGCCGTTAGGCTGCAGAAGGAGTGCTGGTCTTATGGGTGGGTGCTGCTCGTGGCGGCGGTCGCGATCGCGGTCCTGGCCAACCACTGGGCCTGGTACGTACTGGCGGGCTACGTCGGGCTGTCCGGCGTGAGCGCGCTCAGTGCGAAAATGTAGACATGATGGAAACGCAACATCAGGCTGAGGTAGCGGCTCCGAAACATGGAGCGGAGAAGGAGCGGCCGCGCAGCCCGCTAAGCGGGGCGCCGCTGCCGGTCGGCCGGCAGAAGGGCGTGCCGAACAAGCTGACGCGCACCATCCGCGAGGCCGTCGAGATGGCCGCGAAGGACTGCCACCCCAAGGGCTTGGCCGGCTGGCTGGTGGAGCGGGCGCAGGGCTCGCTGGGCGATCGCCAGATCTTCGCCGCGATGGTCAACAAGGCCATGCCGCTGCAGGTGAACACCAACGTGGACGGCGGCATCCGGCTCGAGCTGGGCTGGCTGTCGGCGCGGCAAGTGGGCACGCCTGCGGCACAAATTGAGAACCAGCCGGCGCAAGTGCTTGATCTGAAACGTGAAAACGATGGCACCTACCGGATCATTGATCCGGCAACAGGCGCCGAGGGGGTGCCGGCCACGCCGGCGGCACCGGAGGCCGACGCGAATAGCGGCCCGCTAGGGCGTTCGGAGGGGTGAGGTGGGGCCCTGGCCTGACCTGCTCTGCGATCGCGTCTCCTGCGCCCTGCTGGGCCCGTGCGCGGGGCACTGCCGGCCGGGCGACGCGCCAGACCCCCACCCCCCGTCGAAGGCGGTGGGGGGAGGGGGTGCCGAGGCAGGGGCCCCCCGCCCTTTTTCCCTACCCCCCACCAACCTTATGAGCAATCCTCAACACGACCCCGTCAACCACCCCGCCCACTACACGCAGCACCCCAGCGGCGTGGAGTGCATCCAGGTCACCGAGCACTACAACTTCAACCTCGGCAACGCGATCAAGTACGTCTGGCGCGCGGGCCTGAAGTCGGACAGCCCGGTGGAGGACCTGCGCAAGGCGCGCTGGTACATCGACCGCGAGATCCAGCGCTTGACGCGCGGATGAACATCAACACCGCGCCATGAATTTGCAGGAATACCAACCGCGCCAGGTGTTCCTGCCGCTGCACAACCGCGACCGGCGCTGGACGGTGGTCGTGGCGCACCGCCGCTGCGGAAAAACCGTGGCCATGTGCGCCGACCTGGTGCTGGGGGCGCTCGAGACGGCCCTGCCTAAGCCCCAGTTTGCGTACCTGGCGCCCCAGCGCGACCAGGCCAAGCGGGTGGCGTGGGGCTACCTGAAGGATCTGACCCGGCCGTTCTGGTCCAAGCCGCCGAATGAGTCGGAGCTGAAGATCACGATCAACAACGGCCACAAGGGCGAGTCGACGATCTACGTCGCGGGCGCTGACAACTACGACGCCCTGCGCGGCATGTACTTCGACGGCGCGGTTTTGGACGAGGTGGGCGACATGCGCCCCAGCGCTTGGTACACGGTGATCCGGCCGGCGCTGTCTGACCGCCGCGGCTGGGCCATCTTCGCCGGCACGCCCCGCGGCAAGAACCTGTTTTGGAACCTGCGCGAGGAGGCGCGGCTCAATCCTGGCACGCACATGCTGCTGGAGCTGCCCGCGTCCAAGACCAACATCATCCACCCTGATGAACTGCGCGACGCGAAGGCGCAGATGACGCCGGAGGCGTTTGAGGTCGAGTACGAGTGCTCGTTTGATGCGGCGGTGCCGGGCGCGTACTACGCCAAGCAGATCGGCGACGCCTACGAGCAGGGCCGGATCGGGAAATTCCCTGTCGACCCGGCGTTTCCGGTCAATCTGGTGGCCGACCTGGGGTTCACCGACAGCTGCAGCTGGTGGGGCTGGCAGGAGACGCGCGACGGCTACCGGATCGTCGACTTCTACGAGGCCGACAACCAGCCGATTCAGCACTACATCGACTGGGTAAAGTCACGCCCGTACCGGGTCAACGCGGAGGGCGTCTTTTTGCCCCACGATGCCCGGGCCAAGTCGCTGCAGACGGGCAAATCGATCATCGAGCAGTTCCTGGCCAACGGCATCCGGCCGCGTTTGGTGCCGGAGATGTCGCTGCAGGACGGGATCGAGGCCGCGCGGCTGGTGCTGCCCAAGTGCTGGTTCGACGAGGAGGTCACCTACGACGGTGTGGACCACCTGCGGGCCTACATGCGCGAGTGGGACGAGCGCACGCAGACCTACCGCAACCGGCCCAAGCACGACCAGCACTCTCACGCCTCGGACTCGTTCCGATACCTGGCCCTTGCTGCGCGTCCAGTGAAGGTAAAAGACCAACCCGGTCCTAAAATCGCATCACCCGTGGCCAGGTCGGCCAACTACGCCTTCAGCCTCGACGACATTTGGGACTGCGGGCCCCAACAGAGCACAAGGATCGGGTGATGGACAACAACGCCAAGATCACCAGCGCGAGTGATTTCGACGCGAGCCCGGCGGGACTCGCGCAGCGCTGGTCGACGGAGATTCAGGCGGCCGGGCAGGAGCTCAACAAGTTCCACACCGACGCCAACCGCATCACCCAGCGCTACCTGGACCGGCGCGATGCGTACGCGAAGGACGAGAGCAAGGTCAACTTGTTCTGGTCGACGATGAAGGTCCTGCTGTCGATGCTGTACGCGCGGCCGCCCAAGGCCGACGTGTCGCGCACGTTCCAGGACTTCGAAGACGACCAGGCCCGCGTGGCTGGGTTGATGCTGCAGCGGATCCTGAACCGCGGGTTCGACGAGAACGTCTCGGTGTGGGACGCGGCCGTGCGGCAGGGCATCGAGGACTGGCTGATCGTGGGTCTGGGCCAAATTTGGCTCCGATATGAGGTCAAAACTGAGCCCTACGTCATCCCGGCCGAGTTCGACCCGATGACGGGCATGGAGATCGTGCCAGAGCAGGAGGCCGAGCGGATCGTCGACGAGGATGCCCCGGTCGACTACATCTACTGGGAGGACTTCTTCTGGTCGCCGGCGCGGACCTGGCCCGAGGTGCGGTGGGTTGCGCGCCGCGTCTGGATGACCAAGGACCAACTCCAAGAGCGTTTTGGCGAGGAGATCGCCAAGATCGTGCCGCTGGGTGTGCAGGTGCGCAAGGCCGACGTCAACGACCAGTCTCCGCAGCACGACCCTTGGTCCAAGGCCGAGGTGTTCGAGATCTGGTGCAAGGAGAACAAGAAGGTCTACTGGTACGCCAAGGGTGCGGACGTCATCCTGGACGTGAAGGACGACCCTCTGCAGCTCGACGGGTTCTTCCCGTGCCCCAAGCCCTTGGCGGCCAACGTCACCAGCTCCAACTTCATGCCCCGCGCGGACTACATCTTCGCGCAGGATCAGTTCAACGAGCTCGACGAGATCAACACCCGTATCACCTGGCTCACGCGAGCGGCGAAGGTGGTCGGCGTGTACGACAAGTCGGCCGACGGCGTGCAGCGGATGTTCCAGCAGGGCGCCGAGAACCAGCTGATCCCGGTCGACAACTGGGCCTTGTTCGCTGAGAAGGGCGGCATCAAGGGCCAAGTCGACTGGGCTCCCATCGACATGGTGACCAACTGCATCGAGCGTCTGCGCCAGTACCGGCAGGACAAGGTGATGCAGATCTACGAGGTGCTGGGCATCTCCGACGTGATGCGGGGCTCGAGCCGCGCCAGCGAGACGGCCACCGCGCAGCAGATCAAGGCGCAGTTCGGATCGACCCGGATCCAGCTGATGCAGTTCTACATCGCCGACTGGATCTCGCAGTCGCTGCGCATTAAGGCCGAGATCATCTGCAAGCACTGGCAGCCCGAGACGATCATCAAGCGGTCGAACATCGAGCGCACGCCTGACGCGGCCATGGCCATGGAAGCGATCGCCCTGTTGAAGGACGAGCACATGGCCCAGTACCGCGTCAACGTCGAGGCCGACTCGATGGCGGCACTCGACTGGGCCGCCGAGCGCGACGCCGCGGTGCAGTTCATGCAAGGCCTGGGGGCGTTCATCTCCCAGGTGGCGCCGATGGCGCAGTCGGTCCCGCAGGCTGCACCGGTGCTGCTGTCTCTGCTGCAGTGGAGCGTGTCCAAGTTCCGCGTGTCGCAGCAGATCGAGGGCGTGCTCGACCAGGCGATCGGCACCCTCAAGCAGCAGGGCCTGCCCCAGCCGCAGCCCAACCCGCTGCAGGAGGCTGAAGTTGCCGAGAAGCAGGCCGGCGCCCGCGAGCGCATGGCCAAGGCGGCCAACACCGAGATGGATGCGCGCATGAAGGCTGTGCAGATGGGAATGCTGCAGCCGCAGCCCAACCTGCCGCCGGCCGCTCCCCAGATGCCGCCGGTGGGCGGCTCGATGCAGTGAGGTGACGCATGGAAAAAGCAAACGAGTTCGTTACCAAGCTGCTGGCCGATCGGTCGGCCGCGCACGTCGCGCACTGGCGCACCGACAGCTACTCGGCGCATGTGGCGCTGGGTGAGTTCTACGACGAGCTGACCGACCTGGTCGACGGGTTTGTCGAGCAGTTCCAAGGGTATTACGCCAAACGTATGGAACCCAAGGTCGTGGGCCTGGCGGTGAGTGCCGAGGGTATCGACGACATGCTCGAGCTGTCGTGCGAGTGGATCGAGGCCAACCGCTACAAGGTCTGCGACCGCGACGACACGTCGCTGCAGAACACGATCGACGAGATCGTGAAGCTGTACCAGACCACGCTCTACAAGCTGCGCATGCTCAAGTGAGGACGCAATGCAACTACAGGACCTGATCAACGCACTGCGCGACCGCGCGCGGAAGTTCGTCTCCCTGGACAACCCCGAGGACGGTGACCTGGGCGACCTGGCCATCGACATCGGTGCCGGTTTCGTTCCGGTGGTCGGCACGGCCACCAGTGGCCGCGACTTCGAGCGCGCCAGGCGCGAGGGCGACAAGCTCGGGATGGTGCTGTCGGCGGCCGGCATGGTGCCGGTGGTCGGTGGTGTTGCCGGTGCGGCCAACAAGGCGCGCAAGGGTGGCAAAGCGACCGAGGAGGCAGTCAAAGCGCTGCGCAAGAAGGCCGACGACGTCGGATACGACCGCGCCAAGATCGCGGCCAACTATCCCGACACGGCGCCCCCTGTGCTGGCTAAGGACCCCAAGACGGGCAAGGAGTTTTTGCAGAAGCAAAACTCTGCCGAGGCGCTGGCAGTCGAGAAGGCGCGCAAGGCCGCGCAGAAGGACATCGACAAAGGCAACTACGACCCGTATTTCAAGGTCGAGGACCGTTTTTACGCTGATGCCAGCAAGTACCCGCTGCAGGGCCGCACCGTCACCGACGCGCTGCCCAAGAAGCAGGCCACGATCGACAAGTACACCGCAGAGTTCGACACGCCGGAGGCGCGCGAGCGTCTGACAACGGCGTTCCGCGAGGGCAGCAAGGATCCCAACGCAAAGGACTGGTACGCGATGGGCCAGCTCGAGGCCGAGTTCATCAAGGAGTTCGGCGACAAGAAGGGCCGCGAAATGTTCAAGGAGCGGTTCGCCGATGCGATGTCCGCGACCACTGGCGGCGCTGACCCGACTGCCAACCTGCTGATGTCGGCCTACGGCAACTTCCTGCGCCAGAAAGGCGTGCCGCAGCCAAGCGCTGCATATGAGTTCCCGTATCCAATCGGCGGCCGTTTCGCGTCTGGGAACATGGCCATGTACGACAAGGTCATCAACCAGGGCGCCGGCTTGCAGGCAGCCAAGACCCCCAAGCGCTTCGACTTCTCGGCCAACTTCATGGGCCACCGCGATCGCGCAACGATCGACGAGCAGATGAGCGGCGGTTTCCGGCCTGGCCTGCTAGTGCCGCCCGGCGATTCCTACGGCGTGTTTGAGAAGGTGGTGCACGACCTGGCCAAGGCCGAGGGAGTGCAGCCGGCCAACTTCCAAGACGTTGCCTGGAAGGGCCTCAAGGGAGTGCCCGGCAAGCCGATGATTCAGCACGTCAACGAGGCTGTCGAGCGCACCGCGCGCGTGACCGGCAAAAAGCCGCAGGACGTGGTTCGCGACAGCCTGGTGCGTGGCACGCATCCGCTGTATAGCCTAGGTGCTGCCGGTATCGGCACCGCAGCTTTGGCGGCCGCGCTGCGTAATCAAGAGGAGGACGAGTTTTGATCGTCCAGGTCAATCTTGAGCTGTTTGGCAGCATCGAGCAGCTCGGTTCCGAGCTTGCGCTCTAGGTGCGGGTACATGTCCCCGGTGTCGATCATCAGCGACGCAGCCTCGAGCAGGGCAGACCAAGTTTTTCTTGGCGCCCGCACGACGCGCGTGCCTACGACGATGATGACGTCATCCATGGCCATCTCCTTTTCTGCATATCGTTGAGAATACCACAACATGACACGACGTCGTTGGATTCAGGACCGAGTTACGGGCGAATTGATCGAGGTCACGCCCGACTACCAGCCCGAGCTGCGCACCGACTCCGGTGCACTGTGGGGCGATCGCAGCTATGACGGCCTGCGCGCCACCGACGGCACCGACATCAGCTCGCGCAGCAAGCACCGCGAGTACATGAAGGCCAACGGCCTGGCCACGGCCGACGACTTCAAGGAATCCTGGGCGAAGGCCCAGCAACAGCGTGACCAATACCGGCAGAACGGTGGCACGTTCTCACGACGCGACGTAGAGCGCGCAATTCAGCAACTCCAGAACAGGCGATAACCCATGAACGGACCCACGACACTCCGCGACGAGATCGAAGCAGCGATCGAAGAAACCGAGGCGCCTGCGCAAGCTGCGGCGCCGGCACCGGAACCTGCAGCACCAGCTGATTCGGCACCTGTTGCCGACGTCGCTGCTCCTGCCGCCGCGACCGATGCAGCCCCCGCGCAGAACCTCGACGCGCTCGCTGAGGGCGAAAAGCCCGCAGATGCGCAAGACCTTGCTCAACAGCAGCGAGATGAAAACGGCCGTTTCAAGGCGAAGGAGGAGGGCATCCAACCCGGCCCAAAGTCAGGACCCCGGCCGAATGCTGGGGAACGTGCCCCGGCATCCTGGCGTCCTGATGTAAGGGAGCACTGGGGGCAGCTGCCCGAGCCGGTGCGCGCTGAGATCCAGCGCCGCGAGGTCGAGGTGCAGCGCACGCTGCAGGAGTCGGCCGAGGCCCGCAAGGCCTACGACGCGGTGATGCGCACAGTGGCCCCGTATGAGGCGTTCATCCGCGCCGAGGGCTCCAACCCCATCCAGGCGATCGACAACCTGATGGCCACCGCGGCCAAGCTGCGCACGGGCACCGCGCCAGAGTTGGCGTCGATGGTGGCCGGCATCGTCAACCAGTTCGGCATTGGCCGGTTCGGCAGCGGGTTCATCCAGGCCCTGGACGCGGCCTTGGCGGGCCAGGCGCCCGTTGTCGACCCGCAGCAGGCCGCGATGGAGCAGGTGCTCAACCAGAAGCTAGCGCCGGTGCAGCAGATGCTGTCGCAATTCCAGCAGGCGCAGCAGATGCAGCAGCAGCGCGTCGCGCAGGAGGCCCAGACCGAGGTCGAGCGCTTCCTGGACCGCGCGGAGTTCGGCAACGACGTCCGCGAGGACATGGCCGACCTGATGGAGACGGCCGCCCGGCGCGGTCAAAACCTGAGCCTGGCCGACGCCTACAAGCGCGCCTGCCTGATGAACGACCGGGTGATGAGCGTGCTGCGTGCGCGCAAGCAGTCGCGCGGGGCTCAGCAGCAGACCCAGGCCGCGCAGAAGGCCCGATCGGCCGCGGTGAGCGTTTCCGGTTCGGCACCAGTGGGCGCACTGAAGCAACCGGCCACCGACGTGCGGTCTGCCATTGAGGCGGCCATTATGCAAAGCGCACGGTGATGGATAATTCACACCACAGGGAGGGGCAACCTTCCCTTGGTGTGCCCAAGCACCCCAGCCACCGCAGCTCCTGGGAGACGCCAAGCGTCCCACCCACGACATAGACGGACTGAGATCGGTTCGCGTCGGCGCATCTGAACTGGTGGGCGAAAGCCCGTAACACCCAACTCAGATGAGGAGTTAATCATGGCATTCCCAAATGTCTCAGACATCGTCGCAACGACGATTCAAAACCGTTCGCGTCAGATCGCGGACAACGTCACCAAGAACAACGCCATCCTGGCCAAGCTGAACCAGCGCGGCAACGTCAAGACGATCTCTGGCGGTAACGTGATCTTCGAAGAACTGTCTTTCGCTGAGAACGCGAACGGCGGCTTCTACTCGGGTTACGACCTGCTGCCGGTGGCCGCTCAGGACGTCATCAGCGCCGCTGAGTTCCAGATCAAGCAGTACGCCGTTCCCGTGGTGATGTCTGGCCTCGAGATGCTGCAGAACAGCGGCAAGGAGCAGTTCATCGACTTGCTGGAAGGCCGCCTCAACGTGGCCGAGAGCACGATGATGAACGAGCTGTCGCAGTCGATCTACTCCAACGGCACCGGCTCCGGTGGCAAGGAAGTGACCGGCCTCGACGCAGCTGTGCCCAGCGATCCCACCACCGGTACATACGGTGGTATCGATCGTGCCACCTGGACCTTCTGGCGCTCGAAGTTGTACGACTTCAGCACCGCCACCGGCGGCAACGCCACCGCGGCCAACATCCAGGCAGGCATGAACAACCTGTGGGCCCAGACCACCCGTGGTT